AATAATACTGTAATGGATAAAGAAGAGGCCTTAAGCTTGTGCTTCCATATGATGGAGCTAGGCTTTACTGCTTTTATCCAAGAGGCCAGTAAAGACGGGTATTACGTATGTATCGTACACGAGGGGAAAGGATACAAACTAAAAAAAAATGAAAGTTTTTGCGGGAAAACTTGCACAGAATAGTAGAAGGCCGTAGTTTTACACCAGTAATAACAACAAAAGCAAAAACAAAATGACTACAGTAATTAACCTAGAAGCAGTAACAGTAGAAGTATTCGAAGCAATCGTAGCTAACTTAGTCGGTACTAACTGTACTATGGAGTTTTCAAACTACACCGAAGAACACGAAAAGCTAGCTTTAAGCTATGGCCTTACAATCGTAACAAGCGATACGCTAGAAGTTATGTGCGAGGCAGCTAGCGCTAATGTATGGTGCTAATAGCTAGCTAATGAAAATAAAGAGAGTAATACAATACGCCGGAGCTGAGATACTAGAGACCCAGCCCGGCGTTTTTACCGCCCTCCCGAATACCCCGAGCTTCTACGGAAGCCGCAAGTTTAACAGCCTAGAGAAGGCTAAATTTTATTTAAAGCAATGGCAAAGAAAGTAATAAGCCGAGAGGCAAGAGACGCGAGAAAATTAGGACTAGCCCTACTGGCCGGCCTTTTGTTTTTCCCAACTATTAAGCTGCTATTTAAAGCGGTGGAGTTTATACAGTTTATTATATTTGGCTATGTGCAGTAATGACGTAGAATACTACTGCCAGAGCTGCGGAGAATATACCGACAGCATAAGCAATATTACCGCGCTGCAAATTTGCAACCGATGCGCGGAAGGAACCAACCCCGAACAAGAAGATACTATTTTATTTATATGAGAGTTATTTTAGTGGAGCGTAAGAGCTCTAAAACTGTAGAAGGATACAGAACCCTAACGAAAGCTTGTAAGGCCTTAGACTTAAACTATAGCACCTTAACCAAGGTTATTAACGCAAGCTGTAACTACTACGAGAACGAGAAATTTAAAATAACTAGGCTGCCTATACAATAAAAACAAAAGCAAAGCAAGTGTTTTATATATTTTTTTGTATATTTGCATAAAGTATATACTTACAAGCTTTGGCAGACAATAATAACACCGGCTTACTAGCCCGCTTATTTAGAAGCTCCCCCGAAAACCCCAGCACGAGTCTAAGCAACCCGGCTGCGTGGCTTACGGGGCTTTTTGGTACCAGTAAGACCGGAGTACAAGTAAGCGAAGACAACGCGCTAACCTTTAGCGCTGTTTACGCAGCTGTACGAATCATTAGCGAGACTATCGCGAGTATCCCCCTTAACGTATATGTATACGACGGCGAAACGCGCGTAATAGCTCGAGAGCACCCTATACAGAAACTTTTAGCCCATACCCCTAACACGGTAAGCTCTAGCTTTACCTTTCGTGAGAGTATGGCGGCTAACTTGGTGCTACACGGTAACGCCTACGCTAAAATAGAATTTAACGCCGCAGGGCGTCCTATTTCCTTAACGCCTCTTAACCCTATGCTCGTAGAGGTTAAGATAGTAGACGGCGAGAAGGTGTACGTATTTAACGAAAAAACGACGTACCTAGATTACGAAATTATACACGTAGTAGGCTTAAGCTTTAACGGTTTAACGGGCAAGAGTCCTTTAACGGTAGCCCGCGAGGCCGTAGCTATTGGGCTAGCGGCCCAAGAGTACGGCGCTCGCTTCTATTCTAACGGAGCTAATACGGGTGGTATTATTACTGCGCCGGGGCGTTTGAGCATTGACGCTATCAACCGCTTAAAGCAGAGCTGGAATAGAGCTAACGGCGGCTTAAGCAATTCACACGGCACCGCGATACTCGAGGAGGGTATGAAGTACGAAAAAATCGGACTAGACCCAGAGGCTGCCCAATTCCTACAGAGCCGTAAATTTCAAGTAAACGAAATAGCCCGTATTTTTAGAATACCTCCAAGCTATTTAGCAGACCTAGAAAACAGCAGCACGAGAGCAAACGTAGAGCAGCAAGCTATACAGTTTGTGCGCGATTGTGTAACCCCTTACGTAAGACGCTTCGAGGTAGAATTTAACCGCAAGCTTTTTAGAGAAGACGAGCCTAACTATTACGCTTACTTCACTATGGAGGGCTTAATGCGAGGCGACCTACAAGGCCGTTACCAAGCTTACGCAACTGCTCGCCAATGGGGCTGGCTATCGGTAAACGATATTAGAGACCTAGAGAACCTTAACCCGGTAGAAGGTGGCGACGTTTACCTCCAGCCTTTGAATATGGCGCAAGCTGGAGAGGATAACACTAACGTAGACGCGGACTAAATGCCTTGGACCGATTACCCACAAGCTGCAACCGATAACGCTAAAAGAGCGTTAAAGCTTCGCGAAGAAGAAGGTAGCGACTGCGGCACGTCGGTAGGCTGGAGAACGGCTACAATATTAGCCAACCGCGAGACGGTAAGCCACGATAGGCTCCCGCGTATTTACAGCTTCTTAAGCCGCGCCAAGGTATACGACCAAGGCAGCTTTAAGGATGAGGACGGTAAACAAATTTGCGGGTCTATTATGTATGCCGCTTGGGGTGGCGACGAGATGCTGCGCTGGGCTAAAAAGACTTACGAAGAAATGGAAAACAAGAATATAAGAAGCGGGAGCTTTGTAACCTTTACTATAGAGGAGAAGCAAGGCCAAGGCATTATAAACGAAGTACGCGAGGACAGCGTAGTAGTAGCTAATGCAGAATACAACGAAGAGCTTAAAGCTTATGTAGAGGCAAAGCCTCAAGTATTGCGCGAGCTTCACGTAACCGAGGTAAACGTAATAGAAACCGAGGTAAGAAGTAAAAGCGAAATAGTAGAGCAAAGAGCTTACGAGGGAGAGCTTAAAGCTTTGGAGGGAAGCCGCACAGTAGAAGGGTACGCTAGTGTATTTAATTCTATGAGTGAGGACCTCGGAGGCTTCCGCGAGATTATCCTTCCGGGAGCTTTTAGTGAGGTGCTAGATAACGACGTAAGAGCTTTATACAACCACGACAGCAACTACTTACTAGCGCGCACCGCTTCGGGTACCTTGGAGCTTAAAGAGGACGACAAAGGCCTTTACTACCGCTTCGAGATGCCGAACACCACATACGGAAACGATATGCTAGAGCTTTTTAGACGCGGCGACTTGAGCCAGTCGAGCTTTGGCTTTACAGTAGAAAAAGATAGCTGGAAGTTAGAGAACGGACAGCACGTAAGATATATAGAGAGGGTCGGCTCTCTATTCGATGTAAGCCCGGTAGTTTACCCGGCTTATACGGCAGCCTCGAGCGGACTACGCAGCGCGGAGCCTAAAGGCGACGACGCGGCAGAGGAAGCGAGAGAGACACCGGCCGAAGAAGTGAACTATAATATATATAATGCTTTAATTAAACTAGCTAAAGATGAATGCTAAACAACTCCGCGAAAAGCGCGGCGCTCTAATCGAGCAAATGCAGGGAATGGTAGCGGCTGCTAAGGCAGAAGGCCGTAACCTTTCAAACGAAGAAAACGAAAAATTCGACGCTATCTCTAACGAAGTAGACGAGCTCCGCTCTGCTGCTGCACGTATCGAGCGCAGCGAAGAATTGAAAAAAGAACTAGCTACTAAAGCTGAAGAGGTACGCGATGCTGCCCCAGCTAAAGTAGAAGTACGCGACGCGTTTAACGCTTACTTGCGTAAAGGTATGAACGGCCTAAACGCTGGAGAGGCTCGCGCACTTGCAGAGCTTCGCGGTACTGATACACAGATTACTACTAACGACGGGTTAGGTGGTTTCTTGGTACCGGAAAACTGGAGCGACTTCGTAAGCGCTACAGAATTGTTCAAATCGGATATTGAGCAAGTAGCTACAGTATTGCGTACTGCAAACGGCCAGCACTTCAATTTACCTGCCAACGATGACACCAGCGTAGTAGCTGCTATCTTGGGCGAGGGTACAGCAGAGACTGTAAGCGATATGACCTTTACTAACGTGAAGTTTGAGCCTTACACTTACAGCTCTAAAATTGTAAAAGTATCTAACCAGTTAATCGCAGATAACGCTTTTGATTTGGCTAGCTTCGTAGGTTCTCAATTGGCTAACCGTCTTAAGCGCGGTATTAACGCACACTTGACTACTGGAGATGCTTCTAGCAAGCCTCAAGGTATTGTAACTGGTTCAGCTTTGGGTAAAACTGCAGCTTCTGCTACAGCGGTTACTATTAGCGAAGTTATGGACTTGTTCTACTCTGTAGATGCTTCTTACCGTAACGCAGCTGGTGCGGGATGGATGATGAATTCGGCAACCGCCAAAGCTATTAGAGTCCTAGGATTCGGCAGCTCAAACGACTTCCCAGCGTATGTACCGGGTATGTCTGTAGGAGAGCCAGATATGCTATTTGGTAAGCCAGTATACATTAACGAAGATATGGACGGCATCGCTACCGGCAAAAAGTCTATTATCTTCGGGGACTTAAAGCAGTACTACGTACACGAAGCAGGCGGCGTACAGTTGCTACGTCTTAACGAGCGTTTCGCTGATGCTTTGTCTACTGGATTTATTGCTTACCGTCGTGTTGATGGTAATGTATTGCAGTCTAGCGCAATTAAGCACCTAGTACAAGCGTAAGCTTAAGCAGCTAATGAAGGTTATTTTTAACCAGAGCATAGCAGGGGCAGATTTCTACTACAGCCAAGGGCAAGTAGTAGAGCTGCCCGCTGCGGCTGCTCAAGAATATTTAAACGCTGGATTCTGTAACCCGGTAGAGGTTAAAGAGGAGAAGAAGGCGGAGCGCGCAGTAAGCGCTAAGACCACAAAAAGAACAACCCGTAAAGCTAAATAATGAGCTACACAATAATTACCCCAGCTACATTAAAAGCTCTAACCGTACAAGAGGTTAAAGACTTTTTACGTGTAGACTCGGACGCAGAAGATACCCTTTTAGGGGTACTTATTGACGCTGCTACCTCGGTAGCGGAGCATTATTTAGGGCGGTTCTTATTGACTACCGTAATAGAAGAGTACTACGATTTTTTTCCAGTTTACAGAACTGGCGTAGACCCTTTCCGCGGAGACCGAAACATTATATACTTAAGCAGGGGACCAGTACAAAGCGTAGCTAGTGTAAAGTACATCGACGGCAACGGCGACGAGATTACCGTAGCTGCTGACGATTACCGCAGCGACCTAGTAAGCGAGCCCGCGCGTATTATGCCAGAATATGGCTGGTACGGTACAAAGGATACCGTAAACGCTGTTATAATCCGTTATACTTGTGGTTATACGCAAGCTTCCGACGTACCCGCTAATATTAAAATGGCTATGCTTTTAATCATTGGCGAAATGTACGAGAAGCGCGTAGACAGCGTACACCGTATGCCTACAGCTTCCGAGTATTTGCTAAACCCTTTTAGAGTTTTCCGCTTTGATTGACCCCGGTAAGCTAGATAGAAGAATTACGCTACAAAGCGCTAGCGTCGCTTCGGATGGCTTCGGCCAATCCGTACGCACGTACAGCACTTTAGCCAATGTCTGGGCTATGGTAGAGTATCGAGGCACTCCTAAAGAGGGAGAAGAGAGCGAGAAGCTTACTAGCGTAAATAGGGTACGCTTTACAATTCGCTACCGCAGCGATGTAGACGCTACCACTAAAATAAGCTGGAAGGGCAAGAGCTACGAAGTAGAGGGCGTAAGCTTGCAAGGTAGAGAGCGCTACTTAATTATAGATACTAGACTAGCGGACTGATGAAGGACGGGCTAGTAATGGAGGTAGAAGGATTCGAGGAAGCTATAAAAAAGCTCCAGCTTTTACGCCAGATTGATAAGACAGAATACCGAGACTTTAAGCGAGGTATTAAGAACGCGGCCAAGCCATTTATAAAGAGCGTACGTAGCCAAATAGAAGACGGCAGAAGCCGTAAGGCAGTAGGCAAAAGTATAAAGGGCAGAGGCGGCAAAGACAAAAGCGTAACTTATAAACCGGGGAACCTTCGCCGCTCTATAGGTTACATAAAAAGTAAGGGCCGTTATAACCTTATCGGTTATGTAGGTCCAAGATTTGGAAAGAAGGCAACTAAAACCGGCGACGGGTACTACGGTGCAATGGTAAACTTTGGAGTAGCTAGAGGAAAGGCTAGAGCTCAAGTAAAGGAAAAGCAAAACGTAGACTTTATAGGCAAAGGTTATAGCGCCGGATTACAACAAGCTAACGCTCTACTCTATGCTCAAGTAAAGCGTATTATAGATAAGAAGCTCTACGAGCTGAGCACAAAGCAAAAGAAAGCTATAGTAAAAAGAGGCTTCTAATGAACGAGGGAAAAGCTATATACTCAATCCTAACCAGCGACAGCGACGTAAGCGCTATCGTAGGTACTCGGGTTTACCCCCAAATAGCAGCGCAGGGCGCCGCTTTTCCTTTTGTGGTATACCTCATTAATGATATAACACCAAGCGACACGAAGAGCGGCGTAAGTACGCTCGACGAGGTGCGCTATGAAGTATTAGCTGTAAGTGAAACTTACGCCGAAACTGCCGACCTTAACGAGAAGGTAAGAACAGCTTTAGACCGTTATACCGGGACCGTTAGCGGTATCGTTATAGACTCTATCCAGTTTACAGAATTGGAGACAGACTACGACGACAAAGCAGAGGTTTATATAGCTAATAGCGAATATATAATAAGAGTTAAGCGATGAAAATAACACTAACAAAAAAAGTAACCTTACCTAGCGGTAAGAAGCTAGACAAAGGTCTAACTTTAAGTGTAGTAAACGAATACGGCCTAGAGCTTATACAAGCTGGTAAGGCTGTAGAATTTGGAGCTGAGGCTCCGCAAAAAGAAGAAGAACAACTAAATAATCTAGATTAAAAATGGCAACTACTGGCATTATGAACGGAACCCTTCTAGGGGTATACGTAGGCAGCACTTTAATTGCTCACGCAACTGAGGGCTCTATCTCTTTGTCTATGGATACAAGAGATGCAACAACTAAAGACTCTAGCGGTTCTCGCGACCTTCTAGAAGCTACAAAATCGGGTACTATTTCTGTATCTGCTTTGTACGCTGAAGATGCGACTTACGGCGTAGATGACCTTATGACCGCTTGGTCGGGACGTACCCAGCTTACGGTTAAATTCTCTACCGAGGTATCGGGAGACCATTACTGGTCTGCTGCTGCTTACGTAACTTCTTTGGAAGTTAGCTCTGGTATGGAAGATAATGTAACGTACTCGGCTACTTTCGAGCTTACGGGAGCTATTACCTACTCTACTGTATCGTAAGACTAATTAAACACACTTAAAGCAATGATTAAACACGTAGAAATAGGAGGCGAGAGCAGACCGGTAAAATTCGGTTTTGCTGCTCTTATGGAATTTACAGAGGCCAACGGTTATACGATGGCCAACCTAGATACTCTAGGCGATAATATGAAACTAAAGGACGCTATTTACTTGGTGTGGTGCGGATTGAAGCACGGCGCAAGAATAGATAAAAAACCTTTTCCTTTTAGTATCGAAGATATAGCAGACTGGCTAGACGATAAGCCCGAAGCTATGGAGGAAATTCTAGCGGTGTTTGGATCAAGCTTTAGCGCCTCCGAGGAGGAAAAAAAGTAAACGGGGCGCAGGGCAATAGCTCTGCGACCCCTTTAACTTTTGACTATTACCAAGAGCTAGCCCTCGGGCAGCTGAGGTGGACCCCGGCTACTTTTTACGAAGCAA